CCCATAACTTTTAGAGCAGTGGTTGTAGTGCAATTACCATCATCCAGATGGTGCCTGCAAACAACCCGAACTCTAACTTAGCATCGGTTGTCATTTTATTTCCTCGCAATTAAGTGATTTTAATTGTACGAGGCTGCTTCTCTTTTGGGATTTCCGTCTTCAATGTGACTGCAAGGATACCGTCTTTTAGTGAAGCACCAGTTACTAGAACATACTCAGAAAGTCTGAAGTGTCTCCTGAACGCTTTTGTAGAGATACCTCTGTGAATAATTTCACGGTCTCTAGATTCGTGTGTACCACTAATGGTTAACGAGCGTTCTTTTTGTTCAACACTTATTTCGTCCTGTGTGAATCCCGCAACGGCTACTTCGATAACGAACTCGTCTTCACCCAGTTTCACAATATTGTGAGGTGGGTAATGGTCGTTAGCGTGTTTGGTTGCGTATTCCAGTTCGTTAAATAAATGGTCGAAACCAATGAATGCTGAACGTGGGAAAAGTGATTTACCTACTTTTAGATTTGTCATGTTGCTTTATCTCCTATATTAATTTAGCAAGATGGACGTGAACCCGATTAACGGCATTCACGTATGTGAGAACAATTCTCACACTACTATATATAAGGATTAATTTCTTTAATTCAAGCCTTATATAAAAGTTTTTGGGTCACAGTCAGGGTCGCTTTCAAACCCGAATGAGAATGTCACCCTTGATACAGATGGTTCAAGATGATGCCATGTACCTCTTGGTATGAAAACACAATCGCCTGGCTTCATGACCTTTGTTTCATCGCTGTTCCTTGGTTCTTCATCTTCACCGATAGTTATCTTACATTCACCGATTACTTGAACCAAGAAGACATCCATACTGTCTTTATGTCTTGGGTATGAACCAGAGAACTGACCAAAACCAACAAACGCAATGTTCGTGATTTGGGGATGTCCCTTTTCATACGTGTCTTTCTTTGGAGCGGGTTCTACAAAAACCGTTTCCATTTCCTTTACAATATCTTTTGTAAATTGAGGAGCAGAAGGTCTTCTATGAAATGAGTTTAGACCGAGTCGTTGTTTCTCACGATTCCAGTCATACATTTCTTGAGGATGTGTATCAATAAGATGCATGATTTCTGGCCAACCATAACTAATATCTATGGTTGTCCACCAATATTTCTTATTACGAATATCCTCTAAACGTTCCGCAAATCCAATCATTTGTTTCCGATATTATACTTGGGACAGAGTTCCCACTCATCCTTGTCTTTATAGCCAATAATCTTAATTTGTCGTAAAGGCGCACAATCAACACACACCTCTTTGTTTTGAATCTCAACCAGTCCCCAGTCGGATAACAATGTTGCTATAGTATTTCTACGTGCAATATCACTGTCTTCTAGGTTGGATTTCTTACCATCCAACATAAACAACTCTTTGAAATGGACAATATAGTAACGTCCTTGTTTATGCAAGATATGACATGATTGGAATAGTTTTTGTTCTTTGCGTGATGCAACACCTATACGAGTTAGGGTCTCACGCACTTTGAGGAAGTCATCGGGTTCAGCTAGAGTAATCTCTAGCATTTGCACAGGACTCCATGATATTAAGTTATTTTCTTCCACCTTTGTTCACCTTTTCTTTTATTTCTTTTCTTTGAGAAGGCGAGAGAAGTGGCAGGATTTGCCGTGCTTTTTCATTACTATATCCATAATATTCTTTCACCGACTCAAGGTCATTTTCTAATTCAGGTTTTACCCACTTGGAGAAACGTTTTCGTTTCCTAACTATATTTATAAGAAACTGATATTGTAGACGTGAGTCTAGGTGGTGATACTTATTCATCTCATTTGCAATAACAACCGTATCGGAAAAGTAAGATAGAGAACGATTAACCATAAAGGAGTTATAGGCCTTCTCGTCATCAGGAGTTACCATGATGTCTTTTTTGGATAGGTTGATACTGTTTACATAATTAAAAGGATTCACTAAATGCTCCAAGGTAAATCGTCAGGGTCGGGTTTGTTTTCGGTGTCGATTATAATACCACACTTCTCAAGAAAAGTCAACCCTTCGTCTGATTTATAGTTGTGTCCATAGACAACTCTTGAGATTCCCGATTGGTGGATGAGTTTGGCGCAGTCGAGGCATGGGGCGCAGGTTGTGTAGAGAACTGCACTCTCCGCCGACTCTGTTGACTTCGCAACCTTTGCAATCGCATTCGTTTCCGCATGTAACACCTCGTCTTTAGTTTTTAGTTCTTTAGTAAGATAGGATGCCCCCTTTGAAAGGGTTTTCCAAGTTCTATATTCGCAATTATTATCCCAACCACTAGGCATACCATTATATCCAATGGAGATAATTCGGTTATCTTTTACAATAACAGCACCAACTTTCATACGTATCGCAGAAGACAACTTTGCATAAATCTCTGCGACTTGCATATGTGCAATATCCCACTTATCCAAAATCTAACTCCATCTGCTTTGGCACCCACTCATTATTGACTTTAGTTAGTGCAATGGGTTGATGGTTAATGGGCTCTTTTGTTTCAGGAACAACAATAACATATGAACCGTCACCTTTATGTACTCGGTTACCAAGCTCGTCTGTTGTTAGACAATCTTTAATCTTGTCATTATTACGTAGATACTTAATCATTTAGAATCTCCGCAATGTTTGGAGGGAAGTACCCTTCTGGTTTCATAATCTTCCCGTTCTCATCCCTAACAGCAACCCCATCGGGGAACTTAGACATGTTAGAACGTTTAACTTCTTCCCAAATATCATTGAAATCCATATCTAGAGTAGAGGCCATACCCATGATGACCCACACCATATCCGCAAGACCGTCCGCAACTTCTACACGGTCACCGTGTAAGAATGCCTGTTTGGTCTCCCAAAACTCTTCCTCAATTAAATCCATATACAGATTTGCTTGAGCGCTCTCCATCCCACCATGGTCAGGAACTTCATGTCCACCAACCACCATAAACTTTTCTACGTCTTCTTGATAACTCATAATAAATTCCAACCATGATTTGCTATTGCGTTTAATATAATAAAGATACATGTTGCCATGTGTGTCAACCACCAAATAGTTCTAATGATGGCTACGGTATCAGCTTGTCGGTCAGTCTCTCCGACCTTCTCTCCGAGCGACCTCGCCCAAATCCTCCACCACTTTTTCATTGTCTTCTCCATACCTACCACGGGTTCTATTCCCGTCACCGTTGAGTTCGGTGAGGTCTTGTTGAACTTCTTTAAAAGTTCTTTTTTCCTTAACGATTGCACGTTGAGTTTCCACTAACCTATTCTTCCGTGTCATGACTTCCCTTATATTTATAATATTCTTCCAGTGTGTATTCAAAAGTGTTCCACATTAATTGAAACTTAACGTCAGACATTTCTTTGACACCAATTAAAATATTTATAAGTCTATCTTGATGTTCGGGGTTCATACCAATGAAGAAGGGGTCATCACCAACATATTTAATCAAGGTATCAAGTTCATCAACGATGCCCCATGATTTCATGATGTCTTCCTCTAGTTTCTGAATTGTATTACGTTTATACATTACTTTGACTCCCTAGTCTGTAATTCTACTTGCATACATTTTCTTAGGACTGGAGACACATTCTTCATTTCTACTACAGCCTCAAGGTGTCCTGTTTCCATTTCTGCAATAGTCCTATACTGCAATGGTTGGTCACCATTGATACCGTATGTTCCCCACGTCAGTAGTTCACGTTGTCGTTCATGGGGCGCATCGTCATACTCACACAGGTCTATCTGGTCTGCATGGGCAGACCGTCTTACATAATCAAGACCACCATCGACCATATATTGTTTACCGTTGGCATCTTCATAAGTCACGTAGTCATGACGGCTACGTGATTCAATAACAGTACCATCGGGTGTTTGTAATGCATTACGGATAAGGTTCATTACACAAACTCCACGTTTGCCATGCATTCTGTTAGACATGCAACAAGGTTTAATTCATGGTCAGCCACAAACGCATTCTTGTATTGATAATCAGCAAGGATTAGTACAAGTTGTGGAATAGACGCAGGAACGACTTTACCGTCCATTGAATCATAGATACCACGGAAGATTGCGGCTGGTTCAGCATCTACATTGTTGACAACCCACGAACGCATCTTCTTGAAATCTTTGTTCTTTAGTGATAGGAAAAGGTTGTTATAGTTACCATTTGCGTCATTTATGATAACTTTAGTATCCAATGACCCAGAGATAGAATGACGTTGCGCTTCGTTAAGAACACGTCTCCAGTCGGGTGCATACTTACTAATCAGTCCCGCAATGGTATCATTATTGTATTTGATACCCTCACCATCTAGGATGATTTGTAGTCGAGTCATAAACTCACCACACAACCCAGCCATTTGTTTCTTAGAAGTGTTGAACTCATACACACTACAACGAGAGTGTAGGGGTTCGATTACTTTGTTCTTGAAGTTGCACGTTAGAATGAATCGACAGTTCTGAGAGAACTCTTCGATGAATCCACGAAGTGCGGGTTGAGTTGACTGTGCATTAAGGTAGTCTGCCTCATCAAGGATTACAACCTTGTAACCGCCAGAAAGGGAGACGGATGAGGCAAACTGTTTAATCTTTCCACGAAGGGTATCAATGTTACCCTCCTCAGAACCGTTGATGACAATATAGTCAATGTTCAGTTCGTCACAGATTGCACGTGCAATCGTGGTTTTACCAGTACCCGCAGTACCAGTAAACATCATGTTAGGAATTTCCCCAGTGTCCACAATCTTTTGAAATGTGTCTTTGAGGTTTTGATTCAGAACCGTAGTTCCGATTAGTCGGGGTCTATACTTCTCGACCCATAAGAATTCTTTAGACATGTCGTCTCCATAATAAAATAAGTGTTTCTAATAATGTACATTGTACACTATATGAAACAAATTGTCAAGAAAATTCGGGGGTGGAAAGGAAAGGAACTCTCACACCCCCACGTCACTAGAGTCGCAACGTTTTTATTCAGAATCGACGCCTTGGTCAGATTGATACTCTTCGCAGAGTTGAATAATCTGAACTGCTTGGTCACGCAGTTGTCCAATAGTGGACAGTTCCTCACCTTTAAATCCACCTCGTTGGACTACAGTATCAATTACTGCAACCGTTGAACGAGACACTCGGTTTCCGAGTTCGTAGATTGAAGAGTGGTCTTTTTGTGTTTGTGCTTTAGCCATCTTTATGCTCCGTAATTAGATGATTTTTCAAGTGCAATAAAGTATTCAATCGTAGATTGTTTACTCGTGAACTGAGAAATAAGTTTCGAACTGATACCTACTTCAAAGTCTTCGTTGACAACTTTTATGTTACCAACATTCATGATGAAGTTAAAATCAACTCCTTCAGGGTATGTACCCTCTACGTCAATAGAGAATGCGTTACTCGTTGCGTCCTTACTGTCAATGACAGATAGTCGAACCGCACCAGTCACGGGTGTGATGGAAATTTCATCATGACCCAAGGCAGCTGCAGCACGTTTTACTTTACCCAACGTATCAGTATCTAGGGTAAACTTAACTTCTGCTTCTGGCATAGTAATGTTCTTGCCAGGCGATGTTAACATCTCAGGGTCAGAGAAGAAATACTTCACCGAAGAACGACCAGTCGAATCACCCACAACAACATAGTCATTTTCGAACTTGAGACGGGGCGAATCCACCAATGACAGTACATTCAAGAATTCTGTCAGGTCGTAGATACCAAACGATGTTGGGAACGATTCGTTGAGTTCAGCAGTTGATAGTACATTACGTGCAACTGAAATAGTCTTCAGTGTGTTACCTTCCGTGATAACGATGTTGGGGTTAATAGTAGAGTAGTTCTTGAGAACACTCATTGTAGCTTGGGATAATTCCATAATATATTCCTCTCGGTTTCTAATTTATAAAGTGTATGATACCATACGTTTCAGTTAAAGTCAAGTCTTTATTTTACTAAAGTTCTTTTCTTTTACGAACTCAATTTTACGATGGAAATGTGCATCTTCGAGTTCACTCTTGTGAGAGATAACAAACACGTTGGTATCCTCACCCAGTGTTGATATAATCTTCATGAGGTTTTCAATACCCTCTTCGTCCAGAGATGAATCAAAAGTTTCATCAAGGACTAGTAGATTGGTCGCAACACTGTTCTTCATCTTTGCAATCTGTCTCCACGTAAATAGTAAGGACAAGTCAATCCGTTGTTTCTCACCCTCAGAGAATGAGTCATACGAAAAGTTATCACGATGTCTTGAACGAATAGTCTCAACGAAACTTTCATCCAAATCAAAGTGTACAAAGAAGTCTAGAATCTGTAGGTACTTGTTAGTCAACTGATTGATGACAGGTAAGTACTGTTTAATAATCTTGGTCTTAATACCAGTGTCTTTTAACAACTCTGCATACACTTGATTGTATGAGTGTTGTTCATTGAGTTTATACTTACCATCTTGTAGTTCTTCTTTACTGGTACGCAGTTTCTCTAACTCAGCATTAGCCTCAGATAGGTCACCAGACTCATTATCAATACGAGACATCTCATCATTGAGTGTGTCAATGTTACGATTGATTGTTGCAATCTCTTGACTGTTTGCATTGACTTGACTCTGCCATTCATAGATTGCATCACTCTGTTCTCTGAGTTCGTAAATCAGAGCATCTAGTTTTGACTTGTCGTTCTCATACATCTCCAAAGCAGTACCGATAGTACCAGCTTTAGTTTTACACATACCTAAGTGATACTGTTTTAATGTATTGTCAATATCTTGGTCACATGTCGGACACTTATCATTGGTCTCAAAAAACTTTGCCTGTTTGACCACATCCTTCTGCTTCGCCTTGAACCCAGCACCAAACTCATCTAGTTTCTGTAACTTATCGATTGCGGTTTTAGTCTGTGTCTTAATATCAGGAGATTTTGACGTAATGTCTTCGGTGAGTTTGTTGTTCTTATCATTAAGAATTCGAATGTTTTCCTGCAAGGACTTGATATTCGACAACTTCTCCTTCTTCTGATATGTAGTAATCTCACTCAAGTCACGTAGATACTTCTTCTGTGCATTAATCTTAGTCTCAACGATATTCAAGTGATGACTATTATCGGTCATCTGGTTTTTTAGAATAGACATTCGCTCTTTCAATAGTCCGTTCATCTTGGAGAACATGTTGATGTCAAGTAGGTCTTCAATAACCTCACGTCTAGAACCACCAGTCAATTGCATGAAAGGTACAAAAGAACTAGACCCTAACACCACAATTTGGTGGAATGATTTGTGAGATAACATAAGAATATTCTTCTCAAGCATAGACTGATATTCTTTTGCGTGAGAGTCTTGGTTGACCATATTACCGTCAACCCAGATTTCAAACTTGTTGGGCTTGATACCACGGATAACCTTGTACTGTTTTTTACCGACCGAGAACTCAACCTCGACCAGCGTACCCTTACCGTTGATTGTATTGATTAGTTGGTTTTTAGATATCTTTCGATGAGGTTTGCCAAATAGACCAAATGACAAAGCATCCAACATGGTGGACTTACCTGCACCATTATGTCCTACCACTAATGTAGTCGGAGTCTTATCGAAACTGATATCCGTAAAATTGTTTCCTGTTGACAGGAAGTTCTTAAATCTAAGTTTTTGGAAATTTATCATGGTGTAATAATATCACATTCATCAATTAAAGTCAAGCTGTTTTGTTTCCCATTCTCGTACAACATTTTTATTGTACACTTTACTAAATACATTGAAAGGTATATGTTCATATCCATTTACCCTTTCTAACATAGTCCCGTGGTAGTCCATATTACATGCCACATAGATTATACCGTCATGCATTCTACTGTCAGTTGATGTACAGATATAATCTGCATCAATCATCTTCATGGTTCGGGACACAAACCAAGAAGTAATATTGTATTCTTTACTGTTTACTGCAAGTCTGGATATCTCATAGAACTTAGTGTAGTCGGAATAGTCACACCCGTAATACCAACGTAATGCGTTATTGCCATTGAAGATGGGACAATACGAGGTGTATTGAATTGCACCGACTAGAATATCTTTATCGTAAAGACCGTAGTATTTGTATTCACGAACTCTCTCATCATGTTCATCGTATATTTTACCCAGATAATGATGACGAACTATTATTGATTTAGCATCATCATATCCAATCTCATCTACAGTAAAGTCACTCTTCAAGACCACACCAGTTACACGGACTACCTGATTCGACACCTAATAAGGTATCCTCAACCAGACAATAGTGTTCCCAGAAAGTTGGTTTCTTCTTACGAAAGATGTTGTCATAGTTATCACGGTACTCTTCTGACGTACCCTTGGTAACTATACTATCACCAGTAATATCATTCTTTGTTGCCATTATACAATCTCCATAGATTGGGCCTCGTTCATCAAGTGAGAGAGTTCTTTCTTGATACGTCCTTTATCTAGGTCGGTTGTAACATTGTCAACGTAATCATATACAAGTGTTTCGGTATCGTCAACATTTATGTTATCGTCCCCTACATTCTCACCAGTGAACTCTTTGAAGTCTTCCGCAATCTTCAACTCATGAATCTTCTGTGATTGTACACGGTCAATGAATCGTTCAAAATCATATGGGTCACCCTTGTTGATAACGATGACCTTTACGAACTTGTTATCAAGATAAGCGAGGTCTTTGAACTTATTCATGTTCTCATGGTCATAGTAAATCTTTTCGTAGATACGAATAGGATTGCGAACCGCAGTAAGTTCTCGTGTCTCGGTATCAAAGACGTGAAAGTGTTTGGGGTCATCACAATCATTCCAGAAGAACTCCATCTGCGAACCAAGATAATGAATGTTGTCCATACTAGACTTGGCGTGGAAGTGACCAGTCAGAACCATATCGAACCTGTCGAAATGCGACTTACTCATACCATCCATACACACTTGACCACGGGCCATTTCGAATCCTTGTAACTCTAAGTGTGCGCCCACAAGTGTTGCTTTTGTTGTCTTTAGAAACTCAAGCGTTGCTTTTTCATTCTCTGGATTAATCCAAGGAATCAATGCAATCTCTGTACCGCCATAGTTCATCACTGTTGGTTCCATAATAAGATTCACTTCATTCATATAGTGACCTTGGAGTTCTTTCAGTGCGTTCAACTCATTGGTGTTCTTATAGTATACGTCATGATTGCCTGGAATGATGTCCATCGTGATACCATGTTCACGCATAGGTTCTAAGAACATCTTACGATTGTGTTGTAGTGCCTTGAAGTTGATTGTCTTACGGTTATCGTAGTAATCACCAAGGTGTAAAATTTGTTTAATATCGTTCTCAATCAAGTATGGAAAAAACACTTCTGCATAGAAACGTTCTTGATAATCCATAAAGATATCAGATGAATTTCGACAACCTGCATGGGTATCGTTTAATATAGCTATTTTCAAAGTTGTGTACCTTTACTTATTCATTTGCACATCATACCATCCTTGGCATAAAATGTCAAGTGTCTATGAAGTCACCCAAGTCAGAGTCTACCTTTACAGTTCTTCTCTTGCGTTCCTTCTTAACGATTTCTTTCCATTCTTTATCTTTGTCTTTAATTTCATCAATACGAAATCTAAGTTGGTCAACGAATGCAGCAGCAACTTGATTTGATTGTGCGTCACCCAGTTCATTATCAAGGAAGTTCTCAACACCAGCCCGTTCCATGTACTTCATCTTGATATCTTGTTGTTTCTTTTCTTTCTCAATCCTACGTAAGAATGCGAACCACGAAATCTGTGTGAAGTATGCAAACGCATTAGGTTTACCTGTACGAGTTGCAGCTTCAATATTATAGTTTTCGATTGCCTTGAGACAGTTCTCTACCGCATCCATTACCATTTCTTCTCGATAGGTATATCGGACAAAGTTTGCCTTGTGTGACAGACCCTCACAGATTTTTAGAAAACATGTTGCAATATAATCAGGAACGATAGGTAACTTGTACTCATTCTTCTTTGCTTCCTGCACGGTTGTGCAATAGTCCACAACTGCCTGTGAGAACTGTGCGTTATTCACATAGTGTGGTTTATCTTTTGGTTTAATCTTTGTCATTGTAATTTTCCATTTTATATCTCAAGTTACTGCTTGATAGGTTGTGATGTCTACTATTATAGTGTATTTGGATGTAATTGTCAAGCGCATAATCCTTTCCAGTGAAATCTTTTTCTCTATATTCCTCACCAATGATACGAACATTAAAGTTAATTAACTGCATAAGCTTTAGTAAATCTTCTTCAGACTCATAAGGAATTATCTCATCCACGTATTTACAACCCGCAATTTGGAGATGTCTCTCCGCAATAGACTGTAGGGGTTTGTTCTTTTCTGGTCTATCTACAGACGGGTCAGTCTGTAATCCGACTATTAGATAGTCACACACAGTCCGTGCTTCTTTAAGCATAGCGACATGACCAGCATGAAACAGGTCAAAAGCACTACAGGTGAATCCGATTCTTTTTAAATTAGGGCTTGACAAAATTTGTTTTCCATGATATAATTAGCTTAGCGTTCGGGGAGGGTTGGATACTACTGTTCCTGCAACACAATATCGGTGACCTTTGAATGGTAATGATACTGTTTCATGTATCAAATGACTTCTAAAGATAACTAATTTCCCATGTTCAATTTCTAGTTCATAATCTAATGTTGGAAAATATAAATTAGAACACCCCTCTGGTGGGTCTATGTAATAACAAAATGACCATGTAGTTGGCCAATGGTCATGTGGTGTAGTAATTTCTCCACTAACCGACCGTGTTCCCCACATAACGTTACAGTACTGTGATTGTATATATGATTCATTCCAAACTGGTCTTTCATTTCGTGAATGATGACCCCACCACTCTAACTGTATCTCTTCAGAAGATTCTTTACAAAAGTCTTCTACGATTGTTTGTAATCTTTGAAACTCAGGATACTTTAAAAGACTTAGAGTACAATCCGCTTTCACATTAGTTGTATGATTAGTTTGGTCGCCAATAGTATCAATGCGGTTAACTATCCTCATATTCATATCTTCATCATCAATCATCTTGATACAAATATAATCATCATGTTCATTACGAAGTTTAATCATTAGTGTATTTTGGTCGGGTCTATATTAGCAAACAGATTAATAACATTACTTCCACTATCAACACCCCTCATAAACTCTTGCATACCAACCTTCCCTTTGGGTAAAGGTTTAGTTTTAAACTTTTCGGCATGTTCCCGTTCTCTAACTTCATTTAATTGATTCATGTCCTTGACAGCTTCATCATATTGTACAATTAGAGTTTCAGGTGGCCATGCGATACCAACAACAGTGTTTGTGTTGAGAACAAGAATATCTTCAGAACTTTCTTGATATATCATCCATGGTCGGAATGAGTAGTACTTTGTCCCATCGTCACCTTGTTGCATGACCAATCGCATCGCTTTTCTGACTACGATTTCAAGGTTTTCTTCGTCATTCCAGTGCATGATTTCACATACAATTTCTTCACCCGAAGATAACTTAAACTGTCTTAATTCTGTATCAACTTCTTTCATTTTAAATCCAATTTATATATGTTGTAGGGGAACTGTTCCTTAGTATATATCTTAATTCTTTCTGCGCTGTGTCGCAGTGTAAAGTTCTTATGAGACTTGATGTGCATATCATCCGCAATATCATATAACTTGGTCACAGAGCCATCGTCAGACTTCCTCAGACCACGTCCTATCGATTGTAACACCTTAACTTGACTCTTACTAGGGGATGCAAATACTATATTATGCAAATTCCTAATATTAATACCAGTACTGAAAGTGCCCAAACTAGCAACAATAATTGCATTCTTTTGTCCTTCTACGATACCACGTATCTGTTCACGGTCTTTTGTCTCGACTTCACCACTCACATAATACACTGGTCGGTCACCCGCTTTATCCTTAATCATATCAAATAAAGGTTTACCATGTTTCTCTACGAACTGAAACATGACCAGAGTATTACCTTTTTGGTCTAATGCAAGATTACTTATAAGTCTATTACGACTCTCATTGGTGACAATATAATCCATCTCTTCTTGATAGGTCTTGTCCTTCATCATGTGGCACACATCATTATGGTAACGCAGTAACAGGACAGATATATCTAATTTTGCCAGTGTACCCTTCTCTTGCAAGTCCTTGGTTGCGGTCACTCGTTTAGTCGGGCCAAAGAGTCCTTCTAATACGAGTTTGTTCGTCTCTGTACCATCTAGTGTACCTGTAGTACCGAAACGATACTCCGCATTGACACACTTGTTCATGATACCTGACAGAGACTTTGCTTTGAACAGGTGTACCTCGTCACCAAACACGCACCCCATAGTCTCGAACCATTCCTTCGGGAACTTATAGATTGACTGCCACGTAGAAATGATGATGGGTTTATCGGTGGTCTTATCCTTACCACTATAGATGCGATGCACATTGTCTGTGACATCATACCCATAGTCTTCAAAATCCTTGTACATCTGTTCTACCAGACTTGTTGTCGGAACAACGATAAGAACCTGTTTATCAAAGTTATCAAGATACCATCGTAGTAGATTATAGATGATAAACGACTTACCACTACCCGTAGGTGATAGAAGAATTGCACGTTTCTTTTCAATACCGTGGGTTACCGCATCATATTGATAGTCACGTAGTTCGAACGGTAGGTTGAGTTCGCTTTGGAACTTAACT